CTTTGAAAAAAGTTATTTGAGGATTGCCAGTTAAATAAACATCCTGAGCACCATAAGCAACAAGTTGAAGAAGACCACCACCCATTTATGCTATATTCTTTATACTATAATAGGAGAAAAAAATATATTTAATAAGATATATAAAAGCATATTCGCATTTTTTATTATTATAAATGTTTAAAGATAAAACATCTAAGAAACGATTTCAAAACGTAGATATAACAAAAGATTTGTCAACTCTTGATGCAATGCATAATAAAATTATTTCTAGTTATACAAAAAAAATTATAGATGACAAAAATTTTATGGATAAAATATATATTTTAGAAACAAACAATAAAATAATTACTGATGAAATTATTAAATATAATATAGATAATATTAAAAATGATAATTTATATAATGAATTATGGAATAGTAATATAAAAATCAAGGAAGAATTAAAAAATATAAACGATCAAATAAATAATATTAATCATTTTGATGAAATTGAATATTATGAAAATACTAGTGATATATTATTTAATTATTATGAAATGCTTGAAAAACAGTCAAGTATATCAGTCCCAAATAAAACAATACCACCTAAATTAAAAACTAAATCAATACTTGAATCATTCAATATTATTAAAGAAGAAATTATTATTAATAATGAAAATAATAATGACAATGAAAACGATAATGATGATGATAAAATAATTGAAAAAAGCGATTTAGTAGATAAATATCTAGCAATAACTAATAAATATCATATTAAAAAAATAGATCAAGAAAATAATGAAATATGTAGAAAATGTAATATACCACTAATATGTTTACAACATGATGCAATTATGATATGTAATACTTGTGGATATCAAGAATTATTATTAGTAGAACAAAACAGACCAATTTTAAAACAAAATACAAAAGACACATCGCATTTTAGCTATAAAAGAATAAATCATTTTAGAGAATGGTGTAATCAAGTACAAGGAAAAGAAAGTACTGATATACCAAATGATGTATTTGAAAAAATTTTAAATGAAATTAAAAAAGAAAAAATACATGATACTAAAAATATTACTTATGCTAAAATGAGAGAAATATTAAAAAGATTAAGAATTAATAAATATTACGAACATATTAATTATATTATTAATCGTATTAATGGTATACCAACACCACAATTTTCAACAGAATTAGAAGAAAAATTATGTTCTATGTTTAAAGAAATTCAAGGTCCTTTTTTGAAACATTGTCCCAAAGATAGAAAGAACTTTTTATCATATAGTTATGTACTATATAAATTTTTTCAAATTTTAGGTTTAAATGAATATCTTAAATTCTTTCCATTGTTGAAAAGCAGAGAAAAATTATACGTACAGGATCAAATATGGAAAAAAATATGCGAAGAATTAAATTATAAAATTATTCCATCACTTTAACTGGCAAAACCAACTAGGCGGAAACCAGCACCTAGACCAACGCCTTGGCGAGCACCCGCTGATATTGATGGAGATACTAAATCGAATATGGAGAATAAGCAAGCGGCAGTTAAGGCTATCATCCATATTTCATTAAATTGTAATTTTTCTTTTGGTAGAGCATAAGCAGCAAAGGCAACTACTATTGCTTCAATGGCGTATTTAAGAATGCGGATTAAAGCTTCCCATATATCAAAACTGTATGAAGGTTGATTATTCATATTTTATACTAATATTATAAAATATTTTTTATTTAGAATAAAAAAAGATATAAGATTTTTTAATATATATAATTATTAGATATGGAGGAAGTACTTGTTTCAACAAAAACAAAGGATTATCTCGATGAAGATAAACCGATACGCGGACAAAATTATTGTTTAATTTCTTTTTTAAGTCCCGAAGATATTTTAAAAGATAAAGAAGCTTATTATTTTTCAAAATTCATTGAGAACTTTGGAAAAGATATTAAAACACTTCTTGAATGTTTAGAAACTAAATATCCTGAATCTGTTGATTTAATTAAAAATATTCGTTCTAATCATGAATATATTTTTAATAAGGATGAAATGGATTCTCAATATAAATTCTTTAAAACTACTAATAGTGCTGATATTGAAGCTGACTTTCATAGAGATAATAATTTTAAAACTTCTATGCGGGGCATAAAAGTACGCGGTAGTTTTGATACTCTCGATGAAGCTAAAAATCGTAGCCAATTTATAAAACGATATGATGATAAGTTCGATATTTATATATGTCAAGTTGGTTGCTGGTGTCCGTGGTCTCCAAATCCTAATGATTTAGCCGATCAAGAATATTCTGAAACTCAATTAAATACTTTAATGAAAGAATATAAACAAAATATGCAAAGCAAGGATGAAATGTTCGAACAACGTACAGCTGATCTTAAAGCTAAAGCACAAAAACCAGAAAATATAGCAGATGATTTATCACAACCAGATCCATGGACTGCTTCTAAACTAGCAAATGAAGAAATAAAACCTGTTTTTGAATCTGCAACTGAACCAACAGGCGAACCTGCAACTGAACCTGTTGTAGAACCTGCTGTAGAACCAGTTGTAGAACCAGTTGTAGAACCAACTCCTGAACCAGTTGTAGAACCAGTTGTAGAACCAGTTGTAGAACCAGTTGTAGAACCAGTTGTAGAACCAGTTGTTGAACCAACCGTTGAACCTGCTGTAGAACCAGTTGTAGAACCAGTTGTAGAACCAGTTGTAGAACCAGTTGTTGAACCAGTTGTTGAACCTGCTGTAGAACCTGCTGTAGAACCAGTTGTTGAACCAGTTGTTGAACCTGCTGTAGAACCTGCTGTAGAACCTGCTGTAGAACCAGTTGTAGAACCAGTTGTAGAACCAGTTGTAGAACCAGTTGTAGAACCAGTTGTAGAACCAGTTGTAGAACCAGTTGTAGAACCAGCTGTTGAGACAGTTGTAGCACAAGAGAATACTACATGACTAAGACGCTTTTTTAGATGTTTTTTTAAAAATTAAGTTTTTTTTTTATAAATATAAATAAAATGAAATCTATTGCCTTATTTATATTATTTATAGGTTCAATACTGATTATTAAAACATATTATGAAAATAAATATGCGAATATGAATAGTCCAAAAATGTTAATAAAATATTTACCAGTTTCACAATATGAAGAAACACTAACTCCTAGCGAACAATTAAATGATTTTTATAAAAGTATTTTTGAAACATCACAGCCAATTATATATGACGCAAAAAAAATATAATATATAGATAATAAACAAATGAATAAAAGTGTTAAAGATATTGGATATATATTAATTGATAATATATATAGAAAAAACGATCAAAATAAAATTAAACTTTTTAATAAAATTACTAAATATAATAATAGCAAAAAAAAATCTGATATAAAAAAAGAAAAAAATACGCAATATTATTTAGAAAATTATCAAAATATTCGTGAAAATAATGAAAAAGTTTATACTAAATATTTAGAAGAAAGATTGGTTTTATTTAATAAATGGAAGGAATCTAATAATATAAAAGATTTATATGAATATTTATCATTAGAAAGACCTGAATATATTGAAGTATCAGATATATATACAGGTGATTTTAATAGAAAAAAATTAAAGTAATTCATCGGGATATAAAAGTAATAAACTAATATAATTAATAAAACTAAATAATATACCAAAATAAGTCATAAAAGTTTTATATAATTGAATTAAAAAATCTTTTAAATTTATAAAAAATTGCAATACACCTTTTACTGACATATAAATTACATCATATACTACTAAAATTGGTGTAACAATAAAATTGAAAATTAATGTAATTATAAAATTAAATGATCCAAATGTAATATATTTATAATAAATTAATAATACTAATATTGTTATTATAGCTGCATATTTTAAAAGAGTATAATAATATTTTAAAGACATTTTATTAATATTCTATTACAATTATATTTATTATTTATTAGAATATAAATGGAAAATACTGAAAAGGTATTTAGATTTAACATATTTGCTTTTATAATTTCATTTGCAGTTGGTATTTTATATGTATATGTATCTACACCAAAACCAAAAATAATAATTAAATATCCTACACCATATAATGTTAATAAAATTGTTTATAGAAATGAGAATGATGTGTGTTATAAATATCAAGTAGAAGAAACAAAATGTACTGATAAAGCTATAGAACAACCAATAATATAAAAAAATAAACTTTAAATAGATTAAATGATAGATACAAAAGATATTATTGACCGTTTATTTTACAATGAGACAGGACAAATTTTTATAAGTTCATTATTTGGTGTTTCACTAGCACTTTTATTCAATAGAGTATGTAAAGATAATTGTGTTTTATATTATGCACCAAGACCAGAGGATATAGATGGTAAAATATTTAAATTAGAGGATACTTGCTTTAAATATAAAGTAAAAACAACAAATTGCAATAATAGTCCATTAGAACAATATAGTACTAATGTAAAACCTGATAATAAAATAACAGAAAAGACGTTTTTTGATAAAATATTTGCGTAATTTTAATATATATATTAAAATATCATAATATTATAAAATGGAACAATCCCAACCACAACAACAATCACAAAATCATATGATTACACCTATTGAGAAAATACCATTAAAAACAGTTGGTAATGCAAATGATGAAATAAACGATGATCCAATGATAAGAGATGTTTTAAATGAATTTGAAAAAGAATTAGCAATAAATGAAACACATAATAAATATAAAATAAACGATCAAATACCGGTTCAACAAATACAACAACCAATACAACAACCAGTACAACAACCAATACAACAAGTTCAACCAGTTGTAAAAGTAAAAAAAACAAAATGCTATATTGATAACGAATTAATAGTTAAATCTGTTATAATTTGTATTATTGTTGCTATAATAATAAATCCATATATTTATTCTACTATTTTATCTAAAATTCCAGAAAATTTTTCTTTAATTTTAGATGCCAATAATTATTTTGTAAAATTATTATTAATTTTTATTGCAATATATGCGTTATTTTTTTATAATTTATTATAAAACCTCATTATATTTTTTAAAATCATTATCAAAAGCTGAATAATGTTTATTATCACTATTTAAACCTTGTATTCCATAAAAATTACCATCTTGTATTATTTCAGTATTATAATTTTTTTCATCATAAATATTTGTTTGTGCTGCTCTTAATAATTCATTTGAAACAAATGGCATTAATGTTGTATCGCCATTTGAAGAATTTAAAACAAAATGTTCCGGTATTACTGGTTGTAATGAATTAGCCAATGGTTTAGCATCTGATGGGTGTGCTGTATTTGTTATATTATTTATAGCATCAACGAAAGGGTTTAAAAGATATTGTGAAAATGGATCAGTCTGGTTTGAATGAACTTTCTTTTGATAAAATTTAAAATATAAAATTAAAAACATTAATCCTAATAATAGTCCAATTATCTCATCAACTACTAATACAACAACTATTATTAAAATTGCTATAAATAATTGATTGGTTGGTGTATTAATTATAATAGGTATTTCTATATCTACAACTATTATATAAACTAATAATAATATTAATAATGCCCTAAGAAAATTTATTATCATCTTTACTATATAAATTATATATAAAAATAAATAGATATTATTAAAATGATGAATTTAATAACTACTCTAAATAATAAGGGTTATGGTATTAAAAAAACCGAAAATAATCAAGATATTATCAACAAAATTAAAAGTGAATTATTAGTAAGTCCAAAGGTTTTTTCAAATGCTTTTGCTAGTCAAAAAGAATATCCAATTTATATGGAAAATGACACTAAATTATATGTACCTAAATGTTATGGTATTGAAAAATTTGGGTTTCCATTAGATGATAAATTAGGACATGGTATCGATTGTCCTTTATTAGAATTTAATGGAAAATTAAGAGAAATACAACAAGAACCAATAGATGCATTTATTGAAAATGTAGATAAAAAAAGAAAGTTAGGCGGTATTATTAGTGTTCCTTGTGGATTTGGCAAAACTATCATGGCAATTTATGTAGCATGTTATTTTAAGAAAAAAACTTTATTTATTTCACATAAAGATTTCCTAAACGAACAATTTATTAATAGTATTAAAAGTTTTGTACCTAATGCTCGTATTGGTAAAATTAAACAAAGCAAAATTGATATTAAAGATAAAGATATTGTTATTGCTACACTTCAATCTCTTGCTATCAGAGATTATGATCCTGAAATTTTCAAAGAATTTGGTTTAGTTATTATTGATGAATGTCATCATATTGCTTCAGAAGTATTTTCAAGAGCTTTTAGAAAAATGAATATTAGAATTACATTAGGGTTATCAGCTACTTTAAATAGAAAAGATGGGCTTAGAAAAGTTTTTGAATGGTATTTGGGAAAATCAGTTTACAAAATTAAAAATAATGCAGATGATTGTGATATGATTGTTAATTTACATAAATATTATGTGCATGATTTAGATTATAGTTATGTTAAAATGATGTATAATGGAAGTCCTAATATGGTTTCAATGATTAATAATATATGTAATTTTAAACCAAGAACAATTTTTATTATTAACTTATTAAAAGATGTGTTAAAAAAAGAACCTGAAAGAAAAATATTAATATTATCTGAAAGAAAAAATCAATTAAAAGATTTAGAAGAATTAATTAAAAATGACAATATTGCTTCATATGGTTATTATATTGGAGGCATGAAAATGTGTGATTTAGATATTTCAGCAACAAAACAAATTATTCTTGCTACTTATCAAATGAGTAGCGAAGGTCTTAATATTCCTACATTAAATACTGTAATATTAGCTAGTCCAATTGGAGATATTCAACAGTCAGTAGGGAGAATTTTAAGAGAAAAAAAAGAAGTTCGTAAATATATTCCATTATGTATTGATATATATGATAATTTTTCACTCTTTAAATTTAAAGGCAATAAAAGAATTAAATATTACCAATCAAATGGATATAAAATAAATAATTATATTGATTATGATTTAATTGAAGAAACTCAAGAAGAATTTGATGATTGTAATGATTTATCAAAAAAAACAAAATGTGTATTCATAGATGATGATTAATTTATTTTTATATTTATATACTAATTATAGATTACAATGCCTGCTAAACAAAAAGTAATATTAGCACCAAAAAATATTAGAGGATTAACAAATGAAGTTTATGCTGAAATTCGAAAATTTAGAAAACTAACACATAATTATTATCAATTAGAAGACGTAGAGCAATGCGAATTAACATTAGGAAAATTACAATGTTTTGGTAATACAAAATGTTATATTTGTAGTCTTTCAGTACCACCTCATATAAGTATTTTTAGAAGTCAATGTATGAATGAATTTAATGAGGAACTTATGCCTCATAATTATTTCCCATGGGTTAAAGAAAGTTGTACTATTGATAATATTTATCCACAGTGCGAACACATTTTACCTTGTAATCCAAGACCAGATGCAACAGCGGGCTCAATAACAATCAATCCATGGTTATTAAATATTATGATGTATAGTCATTTAAAAAAATGGTTTATTTTTTATAATCAACACTTAATTCTTCCTAATAATGCAACATTAGACAGAAATTTTGTTTCTGATGTAATGCAATCTATATATAATTTTCCAGGAGGAATTACTATAAAAGATAGAAGAGAACTTATATTTATAAGTATATTAGTCAGAATAAACTATGCATGGGCTCATAGATTATGTAATATAAAAAAATCAAATTTAGATTTTTTTGATGTAAATCCTGACGGAACATTAAAAATTATTGACGCGGAAGTTGTAAGTTTTATTAGAGAGTTTACATCCAATGCTAAAGATAGTAATGTAATTGATAAGATATATAATAATATGGTTGAAATATATAATCGAAAAAAATTACCAATAGATTTAGGTTTATTTAATCCTGTATTACCTATATCAAATAATGTACCGGATGTTAACTTTGATCGATTTCGGTATAAAATGTATGATTCAATAATAGAAAGATTTAATGTATTATTAGTTGCTATTAATGATGATCCTGATTTTTATCCAAGTGAATTTTCAGCATTTGATGAAGAGCCGCCTAAGAAAGGAGGTAGTGGTTCTCAATCTTTAAAAGAAATTATTGACAGTGATAAAGATTTACTTGAAGATGACGAAACCTATTTATTTCTAAAATATATTGAAGATATAAAGGATAAAGATGGATATGAAGAAACAATACTTGAATTAAATGAGTTATTTAAAGATACTGATGATAAAGAAATGGATAAAATTTTACATTATTTAAAATTAAAATTACCAAATGCAGATAAATATATTAATAATGGGTTATTAGATAAAATTATTGAATTAAAAAAATTACCAGCTTATAAAACTTTAATAAAGTTTTTATTGTTTGATTTTTCAATATATGATAATGATGAAAAATTATCAATGAAATATTATAAAGATAATATTTATGATAAATATGATGAAGATCAATTAAAAACAAATTATATAAAAATTATAGGTTTAAATAATAAAAAAATTATAGAAAATAAAAAATTTACAGGTTTTTTTGACAGAATTTTTAATGAAACTGATAAAGAAACAATATTATTACATTCATATGTTGTATGGTTTATAAAATTAATATTTGGTAAACATTTTGATATTAATCATTATAATGATATGTGTTTATTATTTTTTAAATTAAGCATATTAACAGAAATATTACATAAATCATTTAAATCTGAAAAATTAATAGAAGATTTAAAAATAAAATATGCAACATCTGCAAAAGATAACAGTAAAAAACATTCAGTAAGATTAATAAAATCATTAAATGATATCAGTAATAGATCTAGTAGTAATTCTAAAATACAACCTTTAAATATTAAATTACAACCATTACGTCAAAAATCAGAATTAAAAGTTTTAAATCCAATTTCAATTCAAAGTCCAAATTTAATTATTAAATCAATATCTGATAATAAAAAACCAATTTCAAAAGACGATATAGAATATATAAAAAATATAGGTAATCAAATTACTGATAAATCTTATCCAATTTTAACAGAAAAAGAAATAAAAAATTTAAAAAAAATAATAAGAAAATTTGAAGAAAATCCTAATTTAATAAGTGATAATAATTTAGCTACTCATATTAAAAAAATAAAAAGAAGTATTAAAAAGAATTTAGAAAAAATTGGTAATTAAAAATCCAAAAAATGGATTTATATATCTTGATTCAACTCATGTAATAGTGATGCTTGACACTCTCATTTGATCTTGATATGCAATTGATAGCAAATCCATTTCATCTTCATAAATATAATCATCGGGATTTGATTCATATACAGAGTTAGATACATAGTAATCATAACCATGAATCTCTTCATCTTCATATAATTCACCACCGCGAACATACATTGGAAGTAGTACATTGTTTTTTAAATAAGAATTCATCATTTTTTTATATTATTTCTTTTATTTTTATACATTTTTATTCGTCATTAATTGTTTCTATATTAATAGTTTTGAGTCTTATTTCTAAAAATTGGTAATTTTTTTTTCCAAATGAACGAGATAATCCAGTATCACAATACCATATTTGATTATCTTTTAATTGTATCTTATCATATGTTGTATGTCCTAAAAACATATATGTTATACCTAATTCATTAAATAATATATCAGTCATTTCTTTATTATTTTCCATTCTATTCCATAATATTCCTGTTGGACCTATAATAATATTATCAATTATCTCTTTATCTTCTACATTTATAGTTTCATTTTCTAATAATTTTTTCCATATTTGATTTATATAACATAAATCTTTACCATATTTCTGTAATATTTTTAAATGAGATAAATCTAATTTTGCATGACAAAATAATAAATCTCCAATTTTTAAAATAACTGGTCTTTTTGCTAATATTAATGCCATTGAACCTTTTGGTTTAAACATTTGAGTTCGCGTGTCAGTAATACTATTTTTTGATACATAAGAAAAATCACCAATTACATTCATTAATTCGTGGTTTCCAATTAATGATATACAATATCCACCTTTTGATCTTGCAATTAAATTTAAATGTTCTGTAAAATAAATCATTTCATAATCTTTTAAAACTTCCCAATCTTCATTTGTATTTCTATTTAAACTATCTATTTGATCCCCTAATTGAACTATTATTGTTTCTGGTGGTCTTGCAATCCATTCTAAATCATTATTAATAATTTGTTTATTAATGAGAATATTTTTAAATCTTTTAATATCTCCATGAACGTCGCCAATAATTATAATTCTTTTATGAATTGGCAATTCATAAATAAATTCATTAAACATAATAATATTATTAATTATATTAAAAATATAATAAAAAAAATCTAATTTAAAAAAATTAATTAATAATCCAATAGTTGAAGCAATAATCATCAATGTCATAAGGATCTGATTTATTATGTTTAATTGCATTGTCATAATTCCAATAATTAGGTGGTTTTATTATCCATTTATTTTTTTTTTTATCTATTAATCCAGATACATCAAAATCAAATAATTTATAAGTTTGATCTTTTTTGCTATATCCAATATTATCATATTTCCAGTCGATATAAAGAACGCCTAAATCTTGTAAATATATTTTTATATTTTGCATGATTTTTATTATTTCTTTTTTATGTTTTTTGAAATCCTTTTTAGTATCTAACAATTCCATATCAATATATCTATCATGAATTTTGTAATATGAAACAATATTAGGATGAGGATAATTCATTAAAACACGAATTATTTTTTTTTCATTATTACAAAGTTCTATATGTTCTATGTTATGATGATTATCTGGCGGAGACATTTTTCTAAAAAAAAGAAGTTTGTTATTTCTCAATTCATTTGTAATAATATAATCATTGTCATCATCGTTATATGGATTAAATATTATTGATTTTTCAGGAATTATTTTAAATAACCAGCACCAAGATCTATAAATAGATTTGAGAATCCATGACATTTATCTATTTTTAGATATTTTAATTTTATATAAATATATATATATTATAATCACCAATGGCAAAAAATATAATCATTCAACAACTTGAAAAAATAATTAATTTAAAACTTTCATTAAATAATAATGAAAATATTATAAGTAGTGTTTCTTTAAAAGAAAATAAAGATAATTTTGAAATTAATACAAATAAATGCATTAAATTAGAAAATGTTTTAAAAGAAAAATATATTATTATTAAAGATCTTGAAAATAAAATAAAAGAACAAGATAATATTATTAATAATTTTGAATCAGAAATATTATTAAAAGATGAGAAAATAAAAGAATTAGAAATTGAACTTAATCATAAAAATAACATTATTAGAGAATATGAAAATATTTTAGATGATAAAAATTTTACAATAGATAGTATTATACATAATCACGACAATTCAATTAAATTATTACAAAAAAAAATAGAAGAACTTGAATATTTAAATTATACTAAACAATCATTTATATCAAATGCTGAAAAAATGCTTCAAACAAGTATAAATTTAGAAAAAGATAATATAGAAATAGATTTAATTATTGCCGAGCTTGAAAATAATTTAAAAAATAAATTAACTATTACTGAAAAATGTCAAAATGTATTAAATGAAAAAGAAGAAATTATAAAACATTTAGAAACAAAATTAAATTATACAAAAGAACTTACATTAGAATTAGAAAATGAAATAAAAGATAAAAATACTATAATAAATTCATCACTAATATATAAAAAGTGATTTAATTATTATTAATAATCGAAGAAAAATTAGAAGAAATATCAAATATGAATAATAGTATTGATAATAGTTTCAATAATATAAATAATAGTATAGATAATATAAATACTAATTTAAATGATATGAGAACTAATTTAAATATTATGGTATTTATGTTAGTAAATGATAACATATATTTAAAAAATATTAAAAATAATGTACCTAAAAAATATTAATATATAAAAAATAAATATATATATTATAATAATGGAACAAATAATTAAAGAATACGCACATACACAAAATAATGTTGATTCTAATGAACCATTATTAAATGAAAAACAGCGTTTTTGTCTATTTCCAATCAAACATATTGATATTTGGGATATGTATAAAAAACAAGAAGCTTTATTTTGGAGAGCAGAAGAAGTAGATTTTTCAAAAGATTTAAGTGATTGGGAAAAACTTGATGATAACAAACGACTTTTTATTAAGAATGTGTTGGCATTTTTTGCAGGTAGTGATAGTATTGTAAATTTAAATATTTTCAATAATTTTATTAATGATATTTCTATTTTAGAAGCTCAATATTTTTATCAATTTCAAGGAATGATGGAAAATATTCATAGTGAAGTTTATTCGATTCAAATCGATACTTTAATTAAAGACGAAGATGAAAAGAATAATTTATTCAACGCTATTAATAATATTCCGTGTATTAAACAAAAAATGGAATGGGGTATCAAATGGTTAAGTGATACAACTGCTACATTTGCAAGACGTTTAGTTGCATTTGCTATTATGGAAGGTATATTCTTTTCAGGTAGTTTTTGTGCTATTTATTGGATTAAAGAACAAAATCTTTTACCTGGATTAACAATGAGTAATGAATTCATTTCAAGAGACGAAGCACTTCATTGTGAATTTGCATGTTTATTATATAGTAAATTAGAAAATAAGATGAGTAAAGATGAATTACATTTAATGATTAAAGATGCAGTTGAAATTGAAAAAGAATTTATTACAATTTCTCTTCCTTGTAGTATGATCGGTATGAATTCTGTTTTAATGACAGAATATATTGAATTCGTTGCAGATCGTCTATCAAATATGCTTGGATATGAATCAATTTATAATTCTAAAAATCCATTTTCATTTATGGATAAAATTTCAGTAGATCAAAAAACAAATTTCTTTGAAAAAAGAGTATCTGAATATTCAAAAATCAATAATACATCTAATTATAAAATTGATGTAAATATTGATTTTTAATTATTTCATTCTGTATCAGCTTCACTCTCATATTGATTGACTATTGCGTCTTCTGCTTGATTATAGAATCTATCATATAATATTTCAGCTACTCTATCTTGAATACTTTCATTTATATCAACATTTGTAGGATTATCATATTTACAAATAATAAATTCATTTATTTCTTGTGTATTTGAAGATACAATTTCTTCGATATAATCATTATATAACATGCTTGTTTCATCATAAGCATAATCACTATTATCAAGATAATACTTAACAAAGTTTTCGATAAATATTTCTTCATCAAACATTTTGATTTTGTATGATATTTATAAATAAAAATAAATCATTTTTTTATAAAGGACAAAAAATTACTTTGCCCTTATTTTTTCTGCAACTACCTACTCATCGTTGTCAGTCTCTGCGTCGCTCTGAGATTTATCTACAACTAAGTCAAGTACTGTGTCGTAGAATTTCTCATATAATAATTGAGAGACGATAGACCTTGCTAACTCCAAATCGTGGGTATTTTCTTGTATCTCCTTCAGATCTTCTTCTGTTCCATACGACTCGGCTAGATATTCGTAAACACCATCACAAGAACTAATCAGAAAATCGTTCACATATTTCTCAAAAATCAGTGTCAAATCATATTCCTCGTGAGTATTTCCGGTGTAATAGCAAACAAATTCGTTGATGAACGTTGTTTCTTCAAACATTGTTATAATTAACAACAAAGTTTAGTATCATTTTTTTTATTTTTTTTTAAAAAATAGAACATAAATTTTTTATTATTATTTTTTTGATATAAGGGCTGATATTTAAAGAATATATTAATATAATATATATGGTAAATATTATTAAAAGAAATGGGACCATCGAAACTGTCAAATTTGACAAGATTACAAATAGATTATCTAAGTTATTAGATGATTTAAATATTGATGTTTCTATTGTAGCACAAAAAACTATTTCTAATATTTGTGATAATATTACAACAAAAGAATTAGATTTATATTCCGCAAATATTTGTGCTAATTTTGGTGATTACGAACATAATTTACTTGGAGGTAGAATTCTGGCAAGTAATTTACAAAAAAATATTAAAATTATTCATAAAATTAATACATTCACTGATTATATTAATAAATTAAATAATCTAAATCAAAAATATTTAAAATTCGTTAACGACAATAAAGATGTTATTAATTCTTTTATTGATGAAAAACGAGATTTTATTATCGATTACTTTGGATTTAAGACATTAGAACGATCTTATATGCAAAAAATAGATGATGATATTATTGAAACACCTCAATATTTATGGATGAGAGTTGCAACTTTTATTCATCATGAAGATAATGATTTAAATTTAGTAAAAGAAACCTATGATTTAATTTCATTAAAATATTTTATTCATGCTACTCCTACTTTATATAATTCTGGTTTTAAAATGTCTCAATTAAGCAGTTGTTTTTTACTTGGAACAAGTGATTCATTGACATCTGATGATAGTGGAAATTTTGGAGGAATTTTTAAAACACTAACAGATTGTGCTACTATTAGCAAATGGTCTGGTGGTATTGGAGTTCATGTTTCAAATATTAGAGGTAAAAATTCATTAATTAATTCTACTTCTGGTAGAAGTTCTAGTATTGTTCCTATGTTAAAATTATATAATGATGTAGGATTGTATGTAAATCAAGGTGGAAAAAGAAATGGTTCTATCGCAGTTTACTTGGAACCATGGCATGTTGATATTATTGAATTCCTTGAACTTAAATTAAATACAGGACCAGAAGAATTGAGAACAAGAGATTTATTCTTAGCTTTATGGATTCCAGATTTATTTATGAAATATGTTGAAGAAGATAAAGAATGGTATTTAATGAGTCCAGATGATTCACCCGGATTAACAGATGTTTATGGTGAAGATTTTGAAGTACTTTATATGAAATATGTTGAAGAAGGTAAATATAGAACTAAAATTAGTGCTGTAAAAATTTGGCAAAAAATTATTACATCTCTAATTGAAACTGGTAATCCTTACATTTGTTATAAAGATAATGTAAATAAAAAAAGTAATCAAAAAAATATTGGTGTAATTAAATCAAGTAATTTATGTGCTGAAATTATGGAAGTATCTAATGATAAATATTACGCAGTTTGTAATTTAGCAAGTATTGCCGTTAATAATTTCTTGGATGATAATAATTTTTATGATTATAATAAATTACAACAAATTGTAAGAATTATTACAATTAATTTAAATAAAATTATTGATTTAAATTTTTATCCAACAATTGAAGCTGAAAGAAGTAATAAAGAGAATAGACCAATCGGTATTGGTATTCAAGGATTTGCTGATCTATTATATAAATTAAAAATTCCATATGAAAGCGATGAAGCTATTATTTTAAATAAAAAAATTATGGAAAATATTTATTATTCAGCAGTAAAAACATCAATTGAATTGGCAAAAAAATATGGAGCATATAAAAATTTTGAAGGTTCTCCTACCAGTAAAGGCATTTTTCAATTTGATATGTGGAATATTACTCCCGAATTAGATTGGAATAGTTTAAGAGAAGATGTAATTAAATATGGTATTAGAAATAGTTTATTGGTTGCTCTTATGCCAACTGCTTCAACATCACAAATTCTAAATAACAATGAAAGTTTTGAACCAATGACATCAAACATTTATATTAGAAAAACATTAGCTGGAACTTTTACTCTTATTAATAAATATTTAATTAAAGATTTGAAAGATTTGAATTTATGGAATGCCGAAATGAAAAATGAAATTATTAGTAATAGAGGATCTATTCAAAATATAGCAAGAATTCCAAATAATCTTAAAGAAGTTTATAAAACTATTTGGGAAATAAAACAAAAATCAATTATAGATCATGCTGTTGCACGTTCTCCTTTTGTAGATCAAAGTCAAAGTATGAATTTATATATGGGATCTCCTACATATGCTAAGTTATCAGGAGCTTTATTTTATGGTTGGAAAAATGGACTAAAAACAGGCTGTTATTATCTTCGTAGTTTACCAGCATCACAAGCGCAACAATTTTCACAAGTATGCTCGAGAGATAATAAGAATTGTGCTTCTTGTAGTGCATAAAAATTTATTTTTTCTTATGTGTTTTTTTTCCACCAGCCCATGCTCTTGTTTGCAATTCTGGGATAGTTTTAATATTTTTTTCTATACATTCATCCTTAGTATAAATATATACAGTATTTGATCTATGTATTATCATAATATCATCTAATTTAATTTTATTTTTGTCGTCATACGCATATTTTAAAAAGAAATAATTTAACTCATTTGGAATAAAAAATTCATCGCCAATTCTATTACCATAATTATCTTTGGTATTTAGACTATATTCTCTATATAAAATATCACTGTCATTACAAGTATAGTTAAGGTTTTGTTGTTTAGTCTCTTTACTTGAATATAATCCTTCATAATTAACAGTAATTACTAATTCTTTATTATTATCTGACATAAATTTGTCTTTTTCATTTTTACTCATACATTTATCACCACAATCCTCATTTCTTGTTGGAATAATTTCAAGATCTCCACCTTTAAAACCCATTTTTTTTTTTAAATAGTTAAATATTTTATCTTTTTTTTCTTCTAATTTTAAATAAACATATGCTTTATCATTATGATTAAATTTATACCATAATACATTTTCAATATTTTTTGATATTATTTCTTTTCCATTTTTTAGATCATTACAAGAAATTTTTATACTATTTTTATTAAGCTTACCTTTAATATGTGATTCACACACTCTATCACATGTGTATTTTACCTTAGAAATTTTGTCTGTTATTTCATATTTAACTGGATTAAATTCTTCATGTGATGAAAGTTCTTTTAAATTTACACTAGATGAAAAAGCTAAGATATTAAGTAAAAAAAAATTATAAAAAATACCATTACTATTATTGTCTTCAATAATAAAAGAGCCGTCGACAAAACATAAATTCATAGCATTTAAATATTTATATAAAATATTAATGTATTTTATTAATCTATTAATATTTGTTTTTTTACGTTCATCATAATTCATGTCTTTAAAATCATAAAGAGGTTGTTTATATATTTCACCATTGGATAATCTTTGTGAAAAATTATCAAATTCTTTTTCATAAGGTAAATTAGGAACTTCTCTTTTTGCATATACAGATTTACCTGATGAATCTCTACGAAGGTCAACCAGCATATTTTCAAGCCACCACTTTTGTCCCATATTCTATATAATTACAATAAAATATATTGTAATTATTAAAAATAAATGATTTATTGTTCTAAACGACGGTAATATATCCTATATCTGATGCTTTTGTAATATCTATTTTTTTTTTATTTTGTGAAATAGATATTAAAAATTCATTTAATTTTTGTGGAATAAAAAATTCATCACCAATTCTTTCACCATAATTTTCTATAATTTCTATTTTTTCACCATCATCAAAAACTAACTCTGTTATATTTTTTTTAAAATCTGCTTTTGTATAACCACAACCATCATCTGTTTTATTACAATCTTCTCTTCTTGATTGAAATACTGTTTTAGTAGCTTTCTGTCTAACATAATGATTATAGCCATTTATAGCGTGAATAAAATCCTGTGTTGGTCTTGTTTCTAATTTAAAAAAAATAAATTTTATATTATTTTCTTTATTTATAAATTGATACCATTTAATATTTCGAATATTTCTAGAATCACTTAAGCCTGAATAACTACATGATATATTAACAGGATCATTATTAAATTTACCTACGATATTTGTTTCACATACTCTTTCGCAAGTAAATTTTATTTTATTTACTGTTTTTTCAATTTTTACAGGTCCAAAACTTTCATGCGATGAAAAACCTCTTAGATTATATGTAGAAGATTGCAATAACAAATAGAGAAGTTTTTCTTCATTATCTTCAATAATAAAAGATCCAGCTGTAAAACATAATTGTATAACGTTTAAATATTGATATAATAATTGTATATATTTTATTAATGTTAAAATATCTTGTTTTGTATTTTCATTATATTCAATTTCTTTTCCTTTTATATCACTTTTATCATAAAGATAGTCAGGTCTAGATACTAACATATTTACCGCTTTTTTTAATAGTTCTTTACCCTTCATATTATCTATATTATTTAAATAAAATAAAACTTATTTTGTTTTTATTTTTCTCCTTCCTCCTTCTTTTATACTATATTCAGTACTATGTTGTCTTAAATCAGCTGTATCAATATATGCAATATCGCCTGCTTTTTTAACATTAATTCCAGCTGGAAGTAATTTGTTATTTACAATAAATGTGAAAAATGTATTTAACTCTTGTGGAATAAAAAATTCATCACCAAGTCTTTCTCCATAATTTTCAACTAATTTTATTTGTTTTATTTTTTCCATATGTTCTTCTATATTAAAAATAAAATTCTTTTGATTTTTATTTTGATTTTTTTCCACCAGCCCAACGTTTGCCTACTTTATAACAAACAGATGGTGCTTCAAATACAACATTTTCTGCTTGTTCTTTTATTCCATTATTAATTATTCCTAATATCCTTGATATTAATTCTGGAGTATTTATACAATTTCTAAATAATTCTAATAACTCGGTTGCTTCTTCTTGATTTTTTGGGTCAGTATTATCATCTGCTATTGCTTGCAATGAAATTAATATTTGTATTCTTTCATCTGCTTCGGTTGAATCTAGGTCTATACCTAAATCTTCATTTTTTGTTAAATTTATTTCTTCTTTTTGATAATCTGTTTCATCATCACTTTTACGATATATTTTATTATTATCATCATCATAAATATATACAGATGTACCTTTTTTACATATTGAAATATTATCAGTACACATACTGTTTTCTTCGGTACAATTATCATTGTATACCGTATATTTTATAAAAAAATCATTTAAAAGTTCTGGAATAAAAAATTCATTACCAAGTCTTCCATATATATCATTATTAATACTAGATATAATATAATTATAATGGCTATCAGATTTTTTATAAAAACCAATATGTGGATTTTCAATAAGATGTTTAGAATCAATAATAATTTCTTTTATAGCTATTGATCCAAAAGAAGGATCTATTTTACTATCTTCACTTCTTATAGGATATTTTATAGTAGCTTTTTCACCTAATCTATGCATATAACCATAAATTTGATAATCAAGATTACTTGTTTTTGTTTGTGTTGTTTTTAAAAATACATATTTTTTTCCATTTCGAGTAAATCTATACCATAATACATTTTCTCTATTAAAAGAATGATACAATTTTCTTTTATTACCTTTAACTAAACAACTTATAGTAAAATCAATATCATTTCTTTTTAAATGTGATTCACATACTTTATCACATGTATAATTTACTAAATATTCTTTTGGATTTTCTTTCATATCTTCTGTTATTTCTTTTTTATATTTTTCAAGAGTTAAATCCATTGTATTCATTGTTTTAGTAAATTTTTCTGCGTTAAATTTATTATGTGTTGATAAATATTTTAAATTTACACTCGATGATTGTATTAATATGTCAAGTAATTTATCATCATTATCTTCAATAACAAAAGCACCTTCAAAAAAACATTGCTCTATTTCACCTAAATATTTATATAATACTTTTAAATAAAGTCTTAATTTAACAATACCTTCTAATTTATAAAAATGACTTAAAGCTGTTTGTTTTTCATAAAGAGTATTATGTTTAATTGTTACAGGTGGAATTTTAGGAAATGCCGAAATAATTTTATCCATTAAAGGTTTAAATATTCTATATTTAAGTTTTGATTCTTCTCGTAATCTATCAGCTTCAGTTATTATGTCGCTATTAAAAGACGATTCTCTTGATGACATTCTTATTTATACTTAGAAAAAAAAGACAAAAATATTTTTGTCTTTATATGCAAATTATTTAAAAGAGTGATTGTGTATTAAAGTACTCGCGAATAGTCTTGATTTTCATGTTTCTAATTACATCTGATATGTCATTTGCATTAGAATTAAGAAACTCATACATCACTGAATTCGACCAATGCGCGTAGTAAATAGTTTCTTTTGTCTTAACCATCCAAGTATATTCAGTAAGAAAACGACTATGAAAATCACGCATTTCTCTGTAAAACCAGATGTCAATATCATAAACTTTTCCATTTGAAACCATTGTTATATTATAATTAAACAAACGATCTTTTTCTATCTTGCTTAAATAATTTTAAAACAAAATAAAAATCACATTTTTTATTTTTTATTATTTTTTTAATACAAAATTATTTATAAGTTTCAATTAACATTGCTTTATTTGGATTAGAATTATAAATATACCATTTCTTTTTATCAACATCCCATTTAGCACCTTTTTCTTTTACCTTATTTTTATCCTCAAATTTTACATTTAAGTAAATTTTTTCTTCTTCTTCCATTTTTATATCTTGCATTTTCTCAATCAATGTATCTTTATATTCGTTATCACTATAAATATACCATTTCTTTTTATCAACATCCCATTTAGCACCTTTCTCTTTCACAATATTTCTATCTTCAAATTTAACATTAAGATAAATTTTATTAGTTTCTTTTTTCTTTTCAATAACTCCAATTGCACTATTTGCTAATAAATCTGCATTAGCATTACCAATAGAATGTTTATCTTTAAGACCAGTATGTGCTTCTATATGCATATATTTAATATTATATTTATTTGTTAATCTATAAATTTCTTTTACTAAATTTAGATTTGGCGGATCTGTTTTTTTACTTGATTGCCAATTATTGTCTTCTAATTTTTTTCCATATGTTGTAGCACATTTAATTACGTATTCAGAATCAGTAACAATAGTTTTATTTTTTACATCTTCTTTTTTAATTAAATTAATTGCTTCAATTACAGCAATTAATTCTGCAATATTATTTGTTAAATTTTCACCTTCCAACTCTCTTGAAACATTTCTCTTATCACTTTTTGAAAAATAAATACCAATACCGGCTTTCGCATTTTTACTGCCATTATTAATACAAGATCCATCTGTATATACATATAATGAATTAATATAGTCATCAATAAATGATTCAGCATCTTTTTCTAAATCAAATTTTTTATATACAGGTTCATCAATACCTTCAATATTTTTCTTACATTCATTCCACGTCGAGTATATACCAGTTTTTATTCCTTTTGCAACAGCATAAAACATTGTAATTATAATGTTTATTTATATAAATCATTAAATCATTTTTTTTAAATAATTTGCTCGATAGGTTTATATTTCTTAAATTTTTCATTATAAGTACATTTAAATTTAATAGTTATCGTAGTACTTTTATCTTTAAAAATATTTCTAATTTTAATACTCTCTTGAAGAGTTCCAATAAATGCGACACCTATTTTATTAGATGTTAAAATATTATGATTATCATAAACATTATAAATATCAGGATCATCTGTTTTAGAAATCCATAATTCTTTATAATTTGATTTAATTGTTTGTTCGAGAATTATATTTGATGTAGATAATATATTTGTTGGAATTGTAATGGGTTGATTAATAATTATATCTTTCGTTGAAACTAATTCTTTAAATTCAGTTGTATCTTTAACTTTTTTCTGAACTGCTATAATAATATCTTCATTAAAATTAAATAATTTTGGTTTATGTTTAATATAATAAGAAGAAAAATAAATACCACGACAAGTATAATTTAATTCTTTTGAAATTGTTAATAATTCATTCAAAGATTTTTTAGATAAATGATAATAACTTTTTACTTTATAAGAACATACATCACAAATACTATCAGATGTATATTTTTTTTCTAAAATATCATATATAATTTTTAAACGTTCTGGTAAAATAACATTATCCAATTTATTACCTTCATAAGCAATAATATCATTAATAATAAATACCCATTTGTTATCAGTTGTTTTAATCATTTCGCCATCAAGTAATGTATTTTTAAATAAAGATTTGTCAAATAACCCACGTCCTAATATAATTCTAGGTTTTTCATAACCTGTGTGAATTTTCATATCAATAAAATAAATGATAGGAATATCATTGTATGTACTAAAATATATATAATATTTATTACCGTTTGTTCTTAATGAAATTAAATGAGGTGCTTTACTCAAATGTTTAATATTATTATCATCAATTACATAATAATGTTTTTGTATAATTCTTACATTATATAAATTTAGAAGTTCATTTAATATAATATCTTTTGTAAAATTACATTTAATATTCCAAGCTACTCTATCACCAAAAGATATAATACCTGTTTGCATTTTTATTATAAAATTTATATATTATAATTTCATTTTTTATTTATATAGTCATAAATTATGTTTGTAATATAAATATTTTTATTTTTTCCTAACATACTATCAAAAAATTTATAATATTCATTCATTATATTTAAATTATTAATAATTGTAAAAAATATAAAAGTTATTCCTAATGCAAATCCGAAAAAAATATCATAAATATTAATTGGATTATTATAAATTAATATTGCTGGTATTATTTTAAATGTAAAATTAATAATTATATATCTATTAATTATTTCTATGCTAGCTTTATTAATAATAAAATAATAAACACCATATGATGTTCCTACTATAAATGCTAAAATTAAAAATGGAAATGGATTATATTGAATAATATTTATATAATAAAATGCAAACCAAACAATAATCCAACCAGAAAACATAGATAATTCAAAAAACATATTATTTTTATATAATAAATAAAAAAATTATATTTTTTTCCAAACTTCAAAAAAATTATTATAACATACTCCCCAGCCACCAGCTTCGCGATATTCATTGTAAAAACCTCTTTTTATTAATTGATCGTCTATGTAATTTTTATGTGTAATATCATTATAATCATTTTCCATGATAATTAGTTTAATATTATTTAAAATTTCAGGCATATCCATTAATATATAATAAAATGCTCCTTCGCAATCTAAGATTAATGTATCAAAATTAATATTATATTTTTCTAATAATTCATTATAACTTATTATATTAACTTCTTTATATCCTTCTTCAATAATTTCACTTGGTTTTGTATCCCATCCTTTTTGAATTAATTTGCGTTTAGATAGTGCACTATTTTCAACTGCAAATGTAAATTTATTCAAATCTCTATTTTCAATTAATTGGTTTGCTATTTCTTTATCGGATTCTAATGAAACAAAATTATTATTATTAATAATAATACTTGCAATTATTAGTGAATTTCTACCAATATTACCTCCTATTTCTAAAACTTTTTCATTGCCTTTTAAATATCTAACAGCCATTTTTTGTTCTGGTAATTCTTCATTAAAAGAACCATATTTTAAATTTAGTTTACTATGTAATATATTTAATTTAACATTATAATCAATAACCATTTCTGGTTTTTTTTCTTTATTATTAAATATTATAATTATAATTAATATAATTATTAATAATATAATTACACATATACAAACAGTAATATCCATATTATTATTTAAATATAATTTAATATAAATAAATATGACAACAAATATAGATGAATACGAATATTTAAAATTATTAAATATTGTAAAAAATGAAGGTATTTGTAAGAAAACACGTAATGGTATAACTTATTCTTATTTTGGATATTTATTAAAATTTAATATTAATAATTCATTTCCATTATTAACAACTAAGAAAGTTTATTTTAAAGGTGTTGTAGAAGAATTATTATGGTTTTTAAGAGGTTCTGTCAATTCAAAAGAATTAGAAGAAAAAGGAGTAAACATTTGGAAAGGTAATTCAAGTCGCGAATATTTAGATGCGAATGGTTTTAGTAATTATGAAGAAGGATATTTAGGTCCAATCTATGGTTATCAATGGCGTAATTTTAATGGTAAAATAGATCAACTTCGTTATTTACTTGAAGAACTTGAAAAAGAAAATAGTAGAAGAATCATTTTAAATGCTTGGAATCCTTGTCAGCTGAAAGAACAAGCATTACCACCGTGTCATATTTTATATAATTTTTATAAAGGTAATAATAACGATATTAGTTGTATGATGTATATGCGTTCAACCGACTTATTTTTAGGTTTACCATTTAATATAGCTTCTACTGCATTGTTAACATATATAATTTCAAAAGTGTGTGGATATAATACTCATGAAATTGCAATTAGTATGTGTGATTGCCATATTTATGAAGAACATATAGATGCTGTTAATAATCAGTTAGAAAGAAAACCATTTTTGTTTCCTAAAATAAAAATTAATAAAAATATTGATATTAATATTTCAATAGATGAAAAAATAAAATGGATTGAAGAACTAAAGTATGAAGATTTCGAATTATGTGATTATAATTGCCAAGGATTACTCAAAGCACCTATGAAATAATACCAGCTTCTGTTAGTAAATGATTATGTAAAGATAATGTATATATTTGTCCGTTATACTTTTCAGTTTTAACGACTTTTTTAACTTTCGACCAAATATAATTTCCATAAATAAAATAATTTTTTTCTTTTTCTGCTAAATTTGGTATTTTAATAACATATGAATTTACATAATGAGCTGATATTAGTACACCAATTTGTAAAAATATGAATTTTAAGAAATAAAAAATGTTTTTATCATTTGTATTTACAGTTGAATTTAATTCACAAAAACCATTAATAACCTTCTTTAAATTTGTCAATGATAAAGAATTAATATCATCAATATTGTTAACATTTTTTAAATCAAATTTAATAGTTGTTGTTACATTATTATTATAAATTTCATATGGAATATTGTTATTATGTAAATATTTATTTAAAAATCCAATAGTACTATTATTACTATTATTATTTAATGTAAAAACATTTTGACCCAGTAAAATCAATCCCTGAAATCTATATTTATCATTATTTTCATCTTTATTTTCGTCTTGTTCTTCATTATTAACAAATGGATATCCAATATAGTCAAATTCACTAATATTATTGACAGAAATAAATTTTGGAGCACAATTACCTAGATTATCATCAATATATTTACTACATTCTGAAATTTTTATATCATATGGCAAATTTTGAATACATAATATTTTATTATTAGCATCTAAATAAGAATAATCAATATTATGTATAGTTTTTAATTTATATAAATAATAATTTTTAATGTTTTTTTGTTCTATTGTTTCAATTTCAGGAGATAATTCACTGTTATTAAAAATATAATCCAAACGTTTAACACCGTTTTTAGTATATATTAATAAATCCCCTCTAATCATTTATTTTAATAATAATCAAAAACCTTTATATAAAAAATTTAGATTCCATTTAAATCGCCTTCGTTTGCTGCATCACATTGCATATCACTCCATGGTACACCGCATAAATTAGCATACTTGCATCTATATGTATTATTTGGATCATTTGAACCATTATATTTATTATCAACGTATGCCATATATAGAGGATAAATAGTATCACACACCAATGGTATTGTTTTATTATTATCTTTGTCATATGCTTCTTGTTTAGTAATTGACAATGGTATATAATTAGAATAACCAATATTATTTACATCTATGGTATTTTGAGCTGTTAAACCATAAGCAGGAATTAATTCTATTATTGGAGATGATATAAGATATTTCAAATCTGATCTATCATAATCTGTTGTTAAACTAGCAGTAGAACAAGAAGATGCATTTGTTGTTGAGGAACTTGAAAATGGTTTATTAGATGTTGCTGATGAAGCATCGATAATTTTATCTAATACGGTTTCATTGATAAAAGTATTTATTTTAGCAGTAGCTAATTCTGATGCTTTTAATTGTATGTCAGTATATATTAATCTTTTTTTACCATCAGTTGGATCTATTAATTTTATAGTACCAGCTAAAAGAGCTTTTGTTTTTGAACCTCCAGCATTTACATTATATAAAAATACTCCAATTTTATTGTTTGTGCCATATTTTGATTCTAATATTTCATATGTGATACCATTCCAATCTTTTATAATACTACCATATGCATAATTTTCTGTACTTTGTTTTATTTGAACTTTATCATTTGTTGATATATTTGCATTATATTTCCATGCAAATGGTGGAATAGTACTATTACCAGTATCAAAATATAAACTACGGAATTCACTTCCAGTATCTAAATAATTATTCATAGTTAATGCAGATTTTATTAAATTTGAATACATATTTGAATTATTATTTAAATTAAGACTTTTAATATCTTTATAAATATGTTGATAATTAGTTATATTTGTATCATTTCTGAATGCCATATCTTTTGAACTATCTTTTTTGTCTGTAATATTTAATGCATCCGTTAATCTATAATCATAATCATTTCCTCTGATATTGATAATATCTTTTTTGTTAAATATATTGGGATTTAATACACATTTGTATTTAAATAACCCATTATTTAAATGATTGTCGAATAAATTATCAGATTTATCATCTAATATTTCCATATCCCAATAATCCGGACAAGATACATCTGGATATGTTGAATCGAATTGTACTCTCGTTGCTTTATATGACATAATATAAATTAATAATGATACAACTATAATTATAGTACCAACTATATATATAACTGTGAATGGTAAAAATTTAACAAATAATAAATCACGAACATTATTTAATAAATAACTTAAAGCAATAAATATAAATGCTAAGGCTGCGTATATAATACATACTATAATTGTACCTTTAAACATCTGTTCTCTTTTTATATTGTATACTTTCCAATCATATGCAGTTAAATTCGATGTATTAGAATCAGTTGATGACATATATAAAATATCTTCTATTTATATAAATGATTTTAATTCAAGACTTTTAGTTCCTTTTTGCGATGGTAATTGTGCACGTTCTAATGGCATTGGCAATGCACTTACAGATTTTTTATAATTTATATATTGTTTTATATTTGTTAAAATTTCATCAACGGACCAATTAATAACCATATTATTTAATTCATTAATTTGAGTATTTATATTTGTTGGTAAATTTTTAGAGAATTGTAAATAATATGATCGCATAATTACTAATAATTCTTGTTCGCTTTGTCTACTTATTATATATTTATCTTCACTACGGTTATAAACTTCTTTTATTATATTATTTTGTATTTCATCTATATTATTTTTTGAAAAAAAAGCTGTTGATACGTTTGTTGTAGTAATATTACGAGAAACACTATTATTATTATTTTCAGTTTTTATTATATTTGTACTATTAGTATTTTTACCCATATTATTAATTATATTAACACGTCCATTAGCAATATTTCTTGGAACCATTATATCATTATAATAATTTGCGTTTTCATACTCGGACATATCTTTTTATCTTCTTAATTTATAGAAAAGATATGAATAATTTTATGTATATCGTAAACAATTATATAGATGTATTTCATTTAAAAATGCCTAAAAATAAGCTAGAATCAAAAAATACTCAAAAAGTTTTGTTAGAATTTATTAAAAATCTTATTTTTAATGTTGTATCAATAGCATGTATTATAACTTTTATTAATAATGATAAATCTATTAAAAAACCAGTTTTAAAAATATTAATCAAATATATTAATGATAAATGCACTCCTAAAAAAATTAAAGGAGGTATGGCTGTTATGCCCTCTGAATTTTATGGAGTAAATAGTGGAAGATATGATGTTTCTAATTTTACAGGGGAAATATTAAATATTGATCCTGCATCTGGAATAATAAGACCTCAAATAGGTGGTGGTGGATCTAAGCAACCAAATAATGCTAAAATAAATAGTTATATATCAGATGAAATAAGCAGTATTTTGAAATATTATAAATTACGTGTATCTGATAGTATTAAAATCGAATTAATAAAAATAATAAATATTAATATCAATTGTATGTTTAAACAATTAAAAACAAAAGTTAGATCTAATTATATATCCGTTGACGATATTAATGAATTAATAAAACAAAATAAGAATTTAGATATATTTAAATAATAAATGACAATAATAACGATTGATGGTAATATAGGGGCTGGTAAAACTTCGATATTACATTATTTGCATAAATATAAAGGGTATCAAATTGATCTAGAACCAGTTGATAAATGGAAATTATTTCTAGACAATATTTATATTAATAAAAAAGACTATTTTAATTTTCATATCCGTGTTTGGTTAGATCGTGCATGGATACAAGAAAAAGATAATAAATCAACAATATTTATGGAAAGAAGTCCGTTTTTTATAAGAAATACATTTAATTTAAATGATTTTAATATTAATAATATAAATCAAGAAGAATTTAATGTGATAAATGAAATGTATAATAAGACAGATAATATTTGGAAATCAAATATGTATATTTATTTAAAAATAAATCCAGAAAAATGTTTAAACCGAATCAAAGAAAGAGGTAGAGAAAATGAAATGAATATTACATTAGAATATTTGAAAAATATTCACGAATTACATGAAAAAGCTTATAAAAAAGCAATTAAAAAAAAATTAAATATTAAAATTATTGATGGTAATGATAAATCTGTTTCAGAAATAGTTGATGAAATTATATCATTAATAAAATAAAAAACCAAAAATTTGGTTTTTATAACCCCGGAACATCTTAAATGTCGCACACATCCATCGCCGAAACATACCAGTATCTGTCTCGGTTGATCCGTTCACCAATCTGGATCGTTCGATTCTTATAAGTGAATTGAAGAATGATCGATTCAAGCCAGTACTCGGATGGTTCTGCGTATTCGATGAGATCTTTGTCAAGACGAGATTCCAATTGTTGTTTCACTAAAATCTCAAGCTGATTGAAATCATCAACATCATCGGGAGGAAATACGTACATATTTGAGAATTCCTTGTCTTCAGCAATGATGATCTTATTGGCGCAATCAGCAATTTCATACGCGAGTGTATCCATCTTGTGATATACAGTCTTAATTTTATCTATAAAATCATTTTTTTTGTTTTTTAGAATTAATTCTTTACAAAATTAATTTAAAAAATTTAGTAGTATTATTATTAATGGATATACTTGATTCATATATAATTTCATTACGATTTAAAATATATAAAAGCGCTCCTGTTATTTGTTTAGATAAATGGAAAGAATTAAAAGATATTTGTGAATATAATACAAATAATGAAAATAAAAAAATTGTAAAAGAATGGCTTGCATTATGTACGAATGAAAATATTAGAAAAATGCCTTATTTAAATCGTTGTGAAGGTGGAATAGGTGGTGATAATAATTTTAAAAATAAACAAATGCGTTTTAGACAATATATATATCATAATAAAGACAATGATATAGTAATAGACCAAATATATAATACAACAAGTGAAAAATGGACTTTTGAAGAGTTTGATGATTTAATACTTGGATTTATTAAATTTGCTAATAATTTCATTAAAGGTAATTATGTAGATGGTGTTATTGAACTTATAAATAAAGATATTTATTATAAAATGGTATAAATAATTATTATTATAATTTATTATTCGCAATTAGTGCTGATAAAATAGTTGATTATATATTATATAAAGACTTAAAAGGTGGTTTAAAAACTACCAATATTATAGAGTTTTATAATAACAGTATTAAAGATAAATATAAAAATTATTTAATTATTATGGATAATGCTGTTATATATAGGTCAAAAATAATAAGACAAATAATAGAAGAAAGTAATAATGATTTATTATATAGCGTACCATATCATCCAGAAACAAACGCAATAGAAGAATTTTTTAGTCAATTAAAACATTATATCAAAAAAG